CCTTGAATAAGTGCCCGTGATTACGGGCTGTTTTCCCTTTCCTCCGCCATGACGCGCAGGGCTTCGCCTTCCAGCACCTGCAGGTCAGGAAAGATTTCAGCGAGTTTCTTTTTCTTAATTGCGAGGAAACCGGCGACGTCGCGAATGCAGTTGTAATCGAGGCCGATTGCGCCACCGGTGCCGACCCGCCACTGCGTGGACATTCGGTTGAACAGGAGAAAGGCCGGCCAGTTGCATGGCCAGACCTCTACATCGTCACCTGACATATCGGCAGCCGTCAGCCCGAGGATGGCCAACTGCTCAGCAGATGGTCCGCTTTCGTACAACGCTGCGGCTGCTGCCCTCAGTTTCCCAGCCGGGCCTGATTGAATGCGCTCTGGTAGGCATTCACTACCGCTTCGGCAGTACCTTGGCATGACTTCACTAGGGCGAGGATGCTCTTGTCGTCGAACTTGTCATCGAAGCCCCAGCCCGCGACCAGATCCTTGATCTGCTGCACCTGATACTCGGTTTCGGCAGCAACGACATCTGACAATGTGGTGCCTTCCCCGAATCCCTCGCGCATTTCCTTCGCCTTCAGGTTCCATTCGTCGAACAGCGCGGCGAGTGCCGGGCGATCGCGATACTTGAAGGTGAACTCGATTGCCTCGGGTCCACACCCGACAACGGGTATGTGCACAAGAGCCTTGAACGTAGGGTTCTGAGCGATCCTGATCTTTGCCATGGGAATTCCTTATGCGCCGGCCAGGTAACGGAGCGAGCGAGCAGAAAGCCCGATGCTGATGGTGCGCGTCATGACGTTGTTGCGCTCCATCGTTGGATCGGGAGTGATGCTCACATAACCCGGATAGAGGATCTGATCGCCATTGCGCAACTTCATGCGCACGACGGCCAGCTCTTTGGTGTCGTCGAAGCCTTCGACAGTCTCGACGTATTGCGCGGTCGGCTGATCTTCCACCACGATGGTGATCGTGGTCGGGTTGCGGTTGGTTGGAAACTGCTTGTCGTCGTCATCTTCCAGGTAGCCGACAGTTTGGTATTGCTGCTCGCCGCCGGAGGATGTGAAAGAAGTGACTTTCGAGATTTGCGTCCATCCAGATACCGGGATCACGGAGCCAGAACCTGCACCGACAGTGAATTTGTCGGTGTTGGTGGTATTGAGACCAGCCAAGGCAAAAGCATCGGCGGTGACGCCGGACGCCTTTACTGCGCGGTCATTGATCAGCGCCCAACCCGAGTTGATCAGCAAAACGTCGCTATTTTCGATGCTGTGCCCTACAGAAGCAGCGACCGGCGGTTTCGCATTGGTCAAGGCAGTGAAAGCGACGGCGGATCCCATAATGCTGGCGATCTCCAGCACAGCGCCGTTCGGCAGCGGGAAGCGTGCGGCCATGGTGTGTTTCCTCTTGAATGCCCGCCTGACGGCGGTAGGTTATGCCCCAGCGGGCGGTTGGTCTGCGACACCTGAGTAGGTGAAGCTGGCCGGGACCGTGTAGGTCGCCGACTCTGTGATTGTTGGTCCTTGATCTACTGGTTCCGTGATGAGGCCATCGAACCCGTTGCGGGCCAGTGGCGTGTCTACGCGAAAGAGTTGGGTCAGTTCTTCAACAAGCGTCTCTGCGGTGGCCATGGCCTGGGCAGATGGACAAACGATGCTGATCTGATAAACACCGGCGTATTCGTAGGCATCCCCGCCGAGATACCGACAGGTAGTGCTGGCTGGAAGCTGAAAGGCCCGGAGATAAGTTTCAGATGGATTTGGCGTGAATGGCTGATTCGAGTAGGCCACTCGTATTGGACGCGCAGCCGACCATGCGGCCAGCTTCGTTTCGATGGCCTGACGGGCGCGTGCGTGACTCATACCTGATTGTTCCTGATGGCCTCCTGCACGATCTGCTGAAAGCGAGCCACGGTTACCCGGACCATGCCGCCGGGAGCCTGGGTCGAATGACCGAACTCCAGCGGAATCGCGTAGGGCAAGTTGTTGATGATGTAGGCCATCTGGCCGGCGGTGAAGTCGCTCATTGCTGCTACCAGCGCCGCGGTAGTCTCGGCGCCGCTCGGGTCAACCTCGTCGAAGGTGACGCTCTCGACCACGCCGAGAGAGATGTGCCAGTTCGCGCGGAACCGGCCGCCGACGTAGCCTTCAGGCGCCTTGATGTCCATGCCGTCGTTGAGCTTGCGGCCCTTCTTCAGTCTGCCGCCCTTCGTGAGGTTGGCCGGATCGCTGCGCAGCGCGCTGTTGTGGTCGTCGACGGCCTTGTTGTACTCGGTCGCTACAGCGTTCTGCGCCCAGATCTCCGGATTGCCCACGGGAGACATACGGATCAGGCTGCTGCCGACCTCGATGATGATCTCGCGCACACTTGCGTCGATGGCTTCGCTGGTCTCGGCCGCAAACTCGGCGAGACTCAGCGCGAAGCTGCCGGATTGACCGGCGCCCGCCCGGCTCATGACCTCACCTGCAATTCGTAGATAATCGGCGTGCCGGCCGGATTGATTTCTTTCAAGGGAGGGACGATTGACCAGGTGCGACCTTGAATAATGACCTTGTTCAGTAACTCAGGCACCCATTCCAGCCCCTGCGCGGCGATCTTCAATTTCTTGTCGCCCTGCTTAATGAGGCTGTTGTTCTGGAACTCCTGACCGGTGAAGTCGAGCAGGATGCCTTGGGCGGTCTGTTCGATGGTGCCGCCCGGTGAATCCCCACCTGTTTCAGGATCGTACTCGCCCGGCTCCGTCTTGCTGATGGTTACGGGCTGGCCGAACTCTGTGATCATATCCAGAACCATCACGGCCATTTCGTCATAGAAGGCCATGTCTATCCCCCTGAGAGTTGATTGATGACGCCGAAAGTACTCAGCCTGCTACGTCGGACAGCGCTTAGTCTGAACTTCGCTATAAAGCACAAGCATCCACGAGCCAAGAGGCAGCGCTTGGAAATCCAACTCCAAACGCTGTTGAGAGAGGCGCTAGCAGGAACGAAATTTAATCATTTAGCCGTCAACATATTTGAGAAATATGTGCTTGATGATGGAGAGTTCCTGTATTCAGATCTTGACCGAGACCTTCGGGCTTGGGATCTCAGGGGATCTCCGCCGCACCGCCTTACTGGGAAAATCTTAGAAGACGACTTGGGGCTATAGCTCAAGCCCGAACAGCGAACAGCCCGCGCTTTTGTAAGTAGTCGGCAAACTGCGTAGCGCTCGGCCGATCAGGCGCCGCCGGCAATAGCCGATTGCTGGTGTTGGGGATCGTCGCGTATTCGCGAGTCACCGCGCCTTCGACTCGTTCCAGCGTCACCGCGCCTTTGCGCTTCTCGATCGGGTCGACATCGTCATTGTGGATCTCAGCAGCCAGCGCCATTTGCCCGTACTGGATCCGCGCAGGCAGGTAGTTGTCGGGCTTGATCTCGTAATCCAACTCGATACCGCGGCGCGGCCAGGCCAGAGCCTGCTCGCTGTTGGACTTTCGCCCTTTCCAGGTCATGCCGTCCATTGCCAGCGCGGCCCGGCGCAGCAACGCTTCCTGCGCTGGCACCTCCGCCGGGATGACCACGCCAAACTTCACGGCGTACATGGCCAAGTCCTCGGCGGATGCGTAGCTTTCGGCGTCAGGCTTGCCGGTACCGTCCTCGATGATGAGAGTCATGAATCAGCTCGCTGTGATGTTCTGGATCGGATGCCACGTTACCGGGCACCCGGATTATTACGCGTTCGGAAGCTCAGAGACCGCCTTTTCCAGCGACTCAACCGAAGCATTCGCTCGATACGGCACATTGGCGGCGTCGAGCTTCGCTTTGAGACCAGCGATCTTCTCAGCATTGTCGACCGGTTCCGCTGCCGCCTTCAGGCGTTCGACTTCAGCGCGGAGAGATTCAACCTCGCCCGCCAAGTTGTCACGTTCGCCCGTAAGGGTTTCGAAACCCTCATGAATGGCTTTCAGCGCACCGAACAAGCGGATCGGCAGTTCGCCTGCGCCCGGGTGTTCCAGCTCCGATTGCCCCTCGGCGGCTTCGATCAGTCGCAGGATGCCGTCGCGCTCGGCGCGCAGCGTGGCGTTGTCCTGCTCAAGGCTGGCAATGACCGCAGCGCCACCTAAATCAACCGGTTCGCTGATCAAAGGCTTCGTCACCAAGACCTCAACGCCAAGCGCCTCATAAGCGTCGACCACCTTCGGCCAATCGCCAATCACAACCGCGTGTGTCACACCCGCTTCAGGCCGATCAAAGTGCGCTGGATTGCGGTACCGCTTTTCCGGATCGAAATCCGAATTCTGAGTGGAGTAAATCAGTTCCATAAAAGTCTCCGTAGCGGCCACTGCTGGCCGCTGTCAGGGCCAGTATCAGCCGCCGGCTGGTGGCGTGGTGGTCAGAGTGATCAGCACGCCAGCAGTCACTTTGTTGCTGTTGGAGTGCTTGACCCAGTTCGCAGCCGAACCCACGGCGGCAAGCGTAGGGTTCGCACCACCAGCGGCTTCCTTCCAGCTGTAGCCGAGAACATCGATGTTGACGGTGCCTTCAGCGCGGTAGCCGATACCCAGGTTCTCCTCATCGTTCACTGCATACGAACGGAAGCCGGGCGCCTGAGATTCAGTGATTACCACGGCGTTCGGCAGCAG